ACTTTTGCATAAGAGCTTGTCTTTTAGCTTCTGCTTTTCTGTACCTAGCTTTACCTGCTTTTTTAGCTTCTCTAAGTTTTTCAGATTTAGAAACATAGTAACTTTGTCTTTTAGCATCTATATAGAACCCATCGGCATTTAGTTTTCTCATCATAATTTTATATGCTTTAGAGACATCATTATTATATTTTTTTATACTTATTTTCATTAATTTACCTTTATATAGTTTTGTATCCAAGAAGATAAGTGACCTGCAGAATATTTACCTATAAGTTTGGATATAACCCCATTATTTTTAGTTACCACAAACATAGGTGTTGTAATATTTTTTGAGAGGTCTGCACTGTTTACACTTTCTGTATTAATTCCTAGATCTTGCAGTGTGAGCAGTTCTCGTTGCACATAGGTTTTATTAAATTTGTTAAAATATCCTGTAACCTTCTTCAACTTATTTCTCCTATTAGTCTGACACTTTTTAAGAGTAGACATATTTTGATTTAATTTTATTCTTGCCATTTATAATTTTTCATGCTAATATTAATTTATAACAACAGGTAAGCAAATAATATGAAAGACTATCAGAATGAATTGAGCCGTTGTCTATCCGTAGTAAAGTGGAATCCTAATGAAGCACTCTCTGAGATGAACCTCTTAAGAGACGAAGCATTAAGTTCTCCTTTAAAAGAAAAACTTTGGAAGCGTAAAGCTCGTGAAATAAATAACTTTTTAGACTCTTTAGAAAACACACGTTACTATAAAGAATCTGAATTCTGGAAAAACTCAAAACCAAGTAGGTTAATAATATAATGAATAAGTATCAACAAGACTTTAACTCTTTGAAAACACTATTAACTAGCTCTTTTACCTCTGTAGAAGATGTTGTAAAGTTAGTTAAACCACTTTTGTTAAAGATGAATAATCCAACCTTTTATAAAAAATATTTATACACTAAGCCCGAAGAGGCTTACGGGGGAGTAGGGAGTTATTCCAACAATATGTTTACCATATTTACTAACGAGTGTATCAAAATTATTAATGAATGTCAAGACTTAAATGAAATGCTCAGGAAGCTACAAGTAGAATACTCATGGACAAATCGACACTCCGAGCCCTACTGGTTTAAAAATACAAAAAATACTTAGTATAAGTAAAATAAAGTCAGCTGCAGGCCACTCTTGCGGCTGTTTTTTATTAACATAAGGGGAGTAGTGTATGCTAAAATCAATAACTGTTTTTTTATTATTACTTAGTGCAAAAACAGTACTGGCGGATACAAGTAAAGAAATAGAGTGCTTAGCAAAAAATATTTATTTTGAAGCACGTAATCAATCAATAAGAGGTCAAATAGCTGTAGGAAATGTAACTATAAATAGGGTAAAAGATAGTAGATTTCCAAACTCAGTATGTAAGGTCGTAACTCAAGCCAAAAAAGACAAAAATAATAATATAATACTTAACAAATGCCAATTTAGTTGGTATTGTGATGGTATAAAAGATACTATGTTAAATAAAGAGGTAAAAGAATTTTCTTTTAAACTTGCTAAAGCGTTAATTTTAGGGCAAATATCAGACGTAACACACAACTCAACGCACTATCATAGTAAAAAAGTCAAACCTTATTGGAGTAACTACCTATCAAAAACCGTTACTATACAGGATCACCATTTTTATAGGTGGGAAAAATAAAAATTTAAGGTTGACTAATATAATAAGCGTTTGGTACAATAAAAAATGATAGAAGAAAGTAGTTTAAGCGACGATGTTAAAAAGAACATAAACTGGTTACACGAAAGGTCACAAAAAACAAAAAGTGATCTAGAAACACATGAAGCTGTGTGCGCAGAACGTTATATTCACATTAGTCAATCTTTATCGGCTCTAAATGCAAGTATAGAACAAAGTAATAAAAGAATACAAGAACTTCACGATACTGTGTCAGCTAGTAAAGTAAGTTTAAAAACTCTAATGTTCATAGGTTCTTTCATATTAGCAATTTCAGGATTTATTTATACTATTATAGGGATAATTAATCAAGCACCATGACTAAAGAAAAAGAGTTATTAAAATATCTATTATCTAGTCCTCCTATGGATGTTTATAATGAGGATAACATGGATATTCAAGAAAGCAATTTAGAGTTAGTAGAGCCTAGACCTATTAAAGCTGATGAAGAAGAACTAGAATCTAGAGAAATAGGTTCAGCTAACTTGTTTTTAGCTTCTGCATTTCTGAGCACTGTAAATGACATCGATTTACCGGCTAAATCAGACGAAGATGTTACTAAAGCTCAAAAACTATGGCAACAATGGATGACAGAACTTAAAGAAGATAACTTCTTACGAGAAAAACCTAATACGTTACGAGAAAGTTTTAAAATTGTTTAACTATGAAAAGTGTTTAGAAGCGTATAATATAGATAGAGAGTCTGGAAGAGTATACAAAACTCCTGATGGTGAGTACCCTAGTATAACTACTATTTTAGGAGCAACTTCGAATAATTCTTTTTTACATAAGTGGAGAGAAAGAGTAGGCGAAGAAGAAGCTAATAGAATATCTAAAGAAGCTACTGATAGAGGGACTGCAGTACACGACTATATAGAGCAGTACTACTTACAAGAAGATAGAGTTTTTAGCGACTGGTTTGTATCTTCTGGCCTTTCTAAAGAGCCAAGAAAAATTAAACAACCTGCTAGAGACATTATAAAAGAGTGTGATAGAAATAACTTTACTCCCTATGCTCAAGAAATACCTCTATGGCATCCCAAACTAAAATTTGCCGGAAGAGTAGATGGTATTGGATTATGGAATGGTGTACTATCTATAATAGATTTTAAAACCTCAAAAAAGAAAAAATACACCTCTCAAATAAAAAACTACTATATACAAGCTACTGCATATGCTGTTGCACATAATTATTTATTTAACACTGCTATAAATAATTTTTCAATAGTTATTGGAGTAGATGAAAAAGAATCTCAATGTTTTACAGGTAAGGTAGTAAATTTTATACCTGAGCTTAAATATAGAGTTAGATCTTTTTATAGTCAACAGAAAGGAAGTTAATATTAAGAACTCTTTAAAACAACAAGAATACTATCGTCTGATAGAAAAATATGACTTACTATTTTTAACAGGCGCCGCGGGTACTGGGAAAACTTATGTAGCATGTAACTCAGCTTTAAATTTTTTAGAAAGAGGTCTTATTGAAAAAATTATTATAACAAGACCGGTTGTAGCTACAGAAGATATAGGTTTTTTACCTGGAACTTTAGAAGAAAAAATAAATCCTTTTATGGACCCTATACTAGGAGTATTATCAGAGATTTATAATCCTAAAGAAATAAAAAGGATGGTTGCTAATAATGTTATAGAGGCAGTTCCTTTAGCCTATATGAGAGGAAGAACTTTTTCTAACTCTTTTATAATACTTGATGAAGCTCAGAATACTACTCAAAAACAGATGAGTATGTTTTTAACTAGATTTGGCAGAAATATTAAGTGTTGTGTAACAGGAGACTTATTACAATCAGATTTACCTACTAGAGAAAATGGATTAAACTGGGCATCCTCAAAACTAAGCCCCTCAGAGTTAGTAGCTTTTCTTACTTTTACTAGTGATCACGTTGTAAGAAGCCCTTTAGTCAAAGAAATTATGAGATATTTATATGCAGAAGAAACGTCGTATCCCATTAAAAAAACTTTTAGAGCTGGAAGCCTTGAGTCTATTGCCCCGAGAGAGGTCGTTAATAGTTAGTATTAAAAAGGCTCAAAGGGATTATCCTCAAATAACTCCCAAAATGTATGCTGCGTTTAATGGTATATACGATAGCTATTTTTATACAGGAGAAGAGTAATGATAAGCAAAGAAAGATACTGTAAATCTTGTGGACACAGATGCCACTGTTATTCTCCTGATTGTTCTGAATGCAAAAATGATGTATGTATAAGTTGTAAATGTTCTGCTAACGAGAAGAGTTTTTGGCCTGATAATCCAGGTGAAGCATACTCTATTTAAGGAGATTTTTATGCCCGTAAAAAAAGTAAAAGGCGGTTATAAGTGGGGAACCACTGGAAAAGTTTACAAAACTAAAAAAGCTGCAACTAAGCAAGCTAGAGCCGCTTATGCAAACGGTTATAAAGGTAAAAAAAGGAGAAAGTAATATGCCACATTACGGTAGAAAAGGTAAAGGAAGAAAGAAGTAATTATACTTATAAAGGAGATATAATATGCCTAAAATGAAAACAAAAGCCCCTAAATATACAGTAGGTAAAAAACCAGCTAAAAAGGCTGCAGCGAAAAAAGGACTTACTGCTGCTCAAAAAAAACTGCCCCCAGCACTTCAAAAAGCTATACTTAAAAAAATGAAAGGCAAGAAGTAACTAATGGCTGCAACACCTACCAACCCTAGTCTTTGGTCTAGAGCTAAGACTCAGGCAAAAAAGAAGTTTAACGTTTATCCTTCTGCATATGCTAATGCATGGGCAGCTAAATGGTATAAGTCTAAAGGCGGTAAATGGAAAGGTGCTCCTACCAATAAAGTGAGAAAAAAACGTGGCTAAAGGCGGGTTAGGTAAATGGTTTTCTGAACAATGGGTTGATGTTAAAACAGGCAAACCTTGTGGAAGATCAGGCAAAAAAGATAAAAGAAAATATCCCGCCTGTAGACCTAAAGCAGTTGCTTCTAGAATAACTAAACAAGAAGCAGCTAAGAAAAAAGGCCGTAAAAAAGTTAAATGGTCTGTGACCTCTTCCGGTAAAAAGAGAAAGTCAAAAAAATAAGGAGAGTTTATATGATTAGTAAAATATTATCTTGGACTAAATCAAAACTTAAAGAAAGAACTTCATGGGACGGAATAGCCTTAGTTGGAACTGGCGTAGTAATGATTATGATGCCTATAGATCTAGTAGCTTATGCAGCTATAGCCTGGGGACTGTGGACTATTTGGAAAAGTGAATAGTATACTATGTTAGAAATTATACAACAGATGGCCTCAGATAGACTATGGATTTACACTGCTTTAGCAGGTAGTCTATTTGGGGCTATATTTGTAGCCTATGTTAGTACTACTAAATTAGGTCTTTGGACCTATGCTAAGATAGACAAAATGTTAGATGTACTAATAGATAGATTAGGATGGACTTGGTTAGAGCAACCAAAAGACTCTTGGAAGCAAAAGCTACCAAAAGGTCTTATCAAAAAAATAGACGATATAGATAACAGATTAAAATACCTAGAAAAGTAACTATTATTTTGGTATATATGTTAATATATGATAAAATAAGGAGATAATTATGGCAAAAGCTAAAAATGCTAGACGGTTACCTAGCGGCAAGTTAGAATACAGAGGAGAAACCTATCCTGGATTCAACAAGCCTAAAAGAAATACTTCATCCTCTAAGCATAAACAAGTTGTTTTAGCTAAAAAAGGAGAAGACATAAAAGTAGTTAGATTTGGTCATAAAGATTATGGGCATAATTATTCTGAAGATGCAAGAAAAAATTATTTACAAAGAAGCGCAGGAATAAGAGATAAATCAGGAAGACTAACTAAAGATGACAAGTTTTCTGCTAATTATTGGGCTAGAAAAGAGCTATGGGCAGGATCTGGGGGTTCTAAGAAGTCTCCTAAAAAAGGTGGACCTAGAAAATGATTATTAAAGATAGTGAAGGCCAAGAAGCCAGAATGATTAAAGCTAAAGTAAGAAAAATGATAGCACAAAATCAAGAATTACTAAGTATGATAAAAGAAAATATGGACGTAGAAGAGTGGGTTCAGAATAAAATAGTTTTAGCGTCTCACAATATAGATGCTATATATGATTATATGAAATACTCCTCGGACCCTGTAGAGACGCAACTAGAAGAAGACTCAGATAGTGTAACTATAACACTAGCATTAGAAGAAGAGATAGACTCTTCTGACGTAATAGAAATATCTTTAACAGATAATTCTCTAGATGCCTAAAGAGTATTTAATATCAGAGGCATTTAATAGTGTTTTTTGTACTTTAGCACCTTCACCAATACATGGTGTAGGTGTTTTTGCTCTAAAAGACATACCTAAAAATATAATTGTATTTTCTTCTATATCATGGGACACCTTAGACAGCTCTATTCTAAAAAAAATAGATGAAAGTGTACTACTTGAGTATGCTAAAAAATTTAAAACATCTTATGAAGGATTAAAGATCCCTGCTAGAGGATATAATTCAATTGATTTTAGATTTTACTTAAACCACTCTACTTCTTGTAATCTTAATTATGATTCAGAGAATGATTTAATCATAAGTAAAGATACTATTTATAAAAATACTGAATTAACAATAAACTATAAAGCTTACGGACTTAGCATTGATAACAGTTTTCACTAACGGATGTTATGATATCTTACATCCTGGACATATAGATTTGTTTAACTATGCCTCTACATTAGGTGATAGACTAATAGTATGTTTAGACAGTGACGATAGGGTAAGAAGAAATAAAGGTTTTTGTAGACCTATAAACACTTTAGGCATTAGATCTAAAATTATAGGAGCTTTAAAACCTGTAACGTCAGTAATATCTTTTGATTCTGACGATGATTTATGTTCTATATTTGATACTTATAATGCTGACTTATTAGTCATTGGAGAAGAATATAAGTACAAAAATATTGTAGGCGAAGATTTTGTAAAGAAAGTTATATTTTATGAACGAGACAATAGATACTCAACAACTAACATCATTAAGAGTATTAATAATAGGTGAGTCATGTCTGGATGAGTACAGGCTAGGTTCTGTAACTAGAATATCTCCAGAGGCTCCTGTACCTGTTATACAGTTTAAAGAGTTAAATACTGTAGAAGGTATGGCTGCTAATGTTAAAAATAATGTTCAAGCTTTTAATGTAGGTAACATAGATTTAATAACTAATAGATCTAAAATTATTAAAAGAAGATTTATAGATATAAAATCTAATCAACAATTACTACGAGAAGACATAGGCGACTCTGTATCCTCGTTAATAGACTATAATATAAAAGTAATGAGTTCTAATGATTATGATGTAGTCATAATTTCTGACTACTGTAAAGGGCTATTAACACCTGATACGGCCAAACTAGTATGCGAAAAATTTAAACATAAGGTGTATGTAGACACTAAAAAAGAAGACTTAAGTTGTTTTCCATATTCTATTATAAAAATAAATGAATATGAGGATAATAGTAGTTATAACTTACCTCTATCTTCTACTAAAATAGTAACTTTAGGATCTAAAGGTTCGGTATGCGAAGGTGTATTCTCTAGGCCTTCTCCTGTAAAAGTTCATGATGTTACAGGTGCTGGAGACGTATTTTTATCTTCTCTTGCAGTATTAAATAGTTTTAACTCTATTCATGACTCTATAGACTTAGCAAATAAACTTGCGTCTTATTCAGTAGAACACTTTGGAACATATGTTATAAATCAACTAGATATAGAAAGGGCTTTTAATGAGACTTGAAGGTTTTGTAAAAAAAGGATGGGGTCACGAACTTATTTGGGCAACAAATGATAAATATTGTGGCAAACTAATGAAGTTTAATGAGGGTGCTAAGTTTTCTATGCATTTTCATAAAGATAAAGAAGAGACTTGGTATGTATTAGATGGTGAGTTTATAGTTCATTGGATTAATACTTTTGATGCATCTAAGATAAGTACAAAAATTAAAGAGGGAGATACTTGGCATAATGAACCTTGTAGCCCCCATCAATTAGAATGTTTAAAAGAGGGTACTATATTAGAAGTTAGTACTCCAGACAGCGTAGAAGATAATTATAGAGTGTCTCCTGGGGATTCTCAATGATACAATTAGTTTGACACTTACTTTTTTATTAAGTATTATATAGTATAACCATATAGGATCTACAATGGAATATTTCAATAAAACTAGTGAAGACTGGCGTATTTCTCAATGCTGTCAGTTCCATGATAAAGCAAAAGCTAAATCTTACAATTTTGGAACTACCACTAAAACTTATGCTCTAAAAGAGGGCGGAAAAGAAAGAGTGCAACAAAAAGCTTTACATAATTGTAATCAGCTTTTATCTGTGCTAAAAAATCATTTCCCTACACAACCTAAAAATCTAAGAGCTTGGAGAATATCTTCAGAGCTTTTTCCTTGCTACACTTTAGATTTTACTAAGCCTTGGTACGAAGAAATTTGGGATGACATTTGTGCCATACTAGAAGAGTGTGGTAGACTAGCAAAAAAACATGAGGTAAGACTCAGTGTGCATCCTGGACAGTATACTGTTCTAGCGTCTAACAAAGCTGAGGTAGTAGAAAACTCTATTAAAGATTTAGAGTATCATGCTCTATATGGTAGTTTGATGGGATTACCTGCTAAAGACTTTGTAATGAATATTCATCTTCAGGGTCTATATGGGGGAAAGCACGAAGACGGTATAAAGCGTTTTGCTACTAATTTTCATTACTTATCTGACTACGCCCAACAGTGTCTGACTGTAGAAAATGAAGATAAACCTAATGGCTATGATATAAGACATACTATAGAGCTATCTAAACGGGTGCCTATTCGCTGTTGCTTAGACACTCACCACTATGCCTGCCATAGAATGAGAGAGTCCGAAAAAGTCGTACTAGAAGGCAAAACTGTTAATAGGAAGATTAGGGATGTAGAACATATTACTTATACCCATGAGTACTTTGCAGAGGCTGTAATATCTTGGAAAGGGGTTAGACCTTTATTTCATGTGTCTCAATCTTTTCCTCCAGAAAATTCTGCCTATTGGATGAAGCCTAATGCTCACTCAGAAGTATTCTGGGACGAAGAACTTATGGCAAATCATGTGCCTATGTTACAGTATGCAGACTTTGATATAGAAGCTAAACATAAAGAAGTAGCCGTACTAGGTTTTTACAATTTTATAAAAGAAGAAGAAGAGCTAGCAGGAGAGCCCTTAGTAGCAATATGATAGATTATAAATTTAATGAAGATCAATATATAAAAGAATTTAAAAAGTATGTTGATTCCACTTATAACCAACACTATTCTAATAATAAATTTCAATCTACTGAAGTAATTATTGATAGAGGTCATGGAACAGGTTTCTGTATGGGAAGTATAGATAAATACTCTAATAGGTATGGTAAAAAAGGTACTCATTTAGATGCCCGTAAAGATTTAATGAAGATATTACACTATACTCTACTCCAGCTTTATATACATGATAGTAACGATTAGAGGAGTTATTGATGACTAAATATTTATTTAGGAACCCAGAGGTTCCAGGACAAGTAGAACGAGAAATAATTGCTAGAAACTTAGTAAGAAATCTAGAAAAGCTAGGTAAGTTTCAAATAGAGCAATTATCTGGGGAAAGCTGGACACATTTAAAAATACATGCCCCCGATAACTTATTTAAAATATTTAAAGGAATAAAAAGTACTAAATATAAACCTATTATAAAAGGTAAACACGTATTTATGTATATAGATAGTAATGTTACGTCATTAGACGTAAGAATGTTTATAGGAGAATTAATAGCGTGTATAAATACTAAGAATAATAAATTATCTCATAGAATTAGAAGAAAAATAGGAATTTTTCTATTTAATTTAGCAAAACTAATATATAAACCTAAAAAATAAGGAATAACTATGTCAGAAGATAAAGATGTCAAAAAACCTATAAAGGCTATTAACCCAGAAGATGTAGCAGAACAGTTAGATATTATTGTATCTTTCTTAGGCGCAATAGAAAGCTCCAGAGACGAAATTAATAAAAGAGTAAAGCATTTAAAAGAAGAATATGGATTACAATCCACAGCTGTTAGAGCTGCCGCGACTGTTCTACATAAGCAAAATCAAGAACAGTTAGATGAAAAAGAGTCTCAAATTAGAAACATTTTAGATATTTGTAAAGGTTAGAACATGTCTAGCATAGTACTGGTTACTGGAGGTTTTGACCCTCTTCATTCTGGCCATATAGCTTACTTTAAAGAAGCTAAAAGGTTAGGACAAAAATTAGTGGTTGGACTAAACAGTGATGATTGGCTAACAAGAAAAAAAGGTAGACCCTTTATGAGCTGGTCTGAAAGAGCTGAGATACTTGAAAATATAAGCTGTATTGACAGAGTTATTAAATTTAATGACTTAGATGATACTGCTAATGATGCCATATATAGAACGTTAAAAATGTCTCCTGATAGTAGAATAATTTTTGCTAATGGAGGAGATAGATCTATAGGTAATACTCCTGAAGAAAAAACTTATGGAGGAGTACCTTGGGTTAGATTTGAATGGGGAGTAGGAGGAGAGAATAAAGTAAATAGCTCTTCTTGGATTCTAGACAAATGGAAAACTCAAAAAACAGAAAGAGATTGGGGATACTGGAGAGTTTTAGATGATAAACAACCGGCACTACCTCAAAAGATAAAAGAGCTAGTTATTTATCCTAATTATAGCTTATCTGATCAAAAACATTTACACCGCTCAGAACATTGGTATGTACTAGAGGGAGATTTACAAATAGAACTAGAATATCCAGATGCCACTTGGAAAACAATGATTCTTAGCCCTCATACTACTTTTATTATACCTACTAATACTTGGCATAAAACTACTAATATTGGTAGTTTTAACGCTCATGTGCTTGAAGTACAATACGGAACTAAATGTATTGAGTCAGACATTGAGCGAAGGCAGATACTTAATGAAAAGAATAAACGAGACGACGTATAATCAGTCTACCTATCCTACAGAGGTAGAAAACTTAATAATAGAACACCTAGATAATACAGATAGACTAATATTCAGCTGGGGAAGAGATAGTTCTACTTTTTGGTTAGCTAGACGATGTACTTCTATGTGTGTAGTAGAACATGATCTTGCATCCTTTAATGCAACAAAAGACTTTTTATCTTTTAAAAATATTAATAATATAAAAACTAAGTATTCAAAAGAAAACTATGTAGATAGTATAAAAGAATATCCAAGTAATATATTTGATACTATTATTATAGATGAGTATGAAAAAGAAAAGTGTTTTGTGTCTGCAATATCAGAAGCTAGATCAGGAGGTATTATAATATCCCCTTATATCAATATAGATTTATTAGAAGAATACTCTAATAGAGTTAAAAGCTACTTATCTTTCTCAGGAAAAGGGTATATAAATGAAGAAACGGTTATTATCCGGAAAAAATAAAACTATTCCTTTTATACCTTTTTATATAAGAAGAGCAGGAGGATGGGTAATACCTACTGCGTATGATATATTTACAGACAAAAAAAGTTTAATTATTTTTTTAAAAGGTGCATATATAGATAGTAAATTATTAGTTCATTATGATAATTCTGATTTAATATCGAATTATAATAATACTTATTGTTGTTGCCCTAATGACTCTTATGTAATGAATCAATGGGCTACTGATTTAAATATTAAAAATATAGATATGTTACCTGACGGTAATAAAGAATTTTTTGACTACTTAGACTTACTAGAAAAAGAAACTCCTATACGTCAAAAGATAGAAATAAGTAATTCAGAAATAAAGTATTTAGGAGATGTAAGTGTCTAAAGTTATAGTTTATTCTTTACCTAGCTGTATAGCCTCTAATGATTTTATTATATACTGTAAGAGTAAGGTACGTGACTTAGAGACCTATGTAGTAAAAGACTCTTCTTGGCCCCAGATTAGACATGATATAACTATAGACTCTTTAGAGAGTAAGTATAATAGAAAATTTTTTAGTTATCCTATTATATATATAAACAATCAATATGTAAATTCAATACAAGAAGCAAAGAAGATTATAACAAAAGGACTATAATATGGATATACTTATATACTCTAAAACAAACTGCAACTTTTGTGTGAAGGCAAAAAACTTATTAAATATAAAAAATCTAAAATTCACTGAGAAGGTACTAGATAAAGACTTCACTAAAGAACAATTATTAGAGATATTACCTAATGTAAAAACATTACCACAAATACAAATAAATGGCAAGCATATAGGTGGTTATAGAGAATTAAAAAGCTATTTAAATACTAATTAATGTAACTTATTAGTTGCTTAATAGTTTATATTTAATTATTATTATATAATGGAAAATTTATTTAGCGCTTTTATACTATTATTTTTTGTTATCCTTCCTTTGGTAGCTATATTCAGCTTTACATCGAAGGTAACAAGTGGTATATATTACTGGGCAGATTCTCAGCACCCACAAGAAACTTACGATTACGCAGAACATCGCGCGCCCTCAAAAACTACTACACCCCTTATTAAGGATTCTCCTCTAGTATTGAAATACCCATTAGCAAAATCAGATAAAAATAAAATGGAAGATTATTTAGGGTACTCACTAGAATATGAAGATTCTAGTGAATTTAAAAACTTTTTAGATAATAATGACTTTGATGTTAGAGAGCATTTAAAAGTTAAAAAAGGATGATTTTATGTACAATAAAGAATTTAAACTAGATATAAGAGACATAGAAATAATTGAACAAGCTCTAGAAGCTAAAGTAGCTCGTAGGGCTGCTTCTTTATTGATCGACTCCGACTCAAAAAAACAGTTAGAACTAAGAGAGATAAGAGAGTTATTAGGAAGAATTTCTTATCAAAAGAACTGGTACAGACCTAAAAAAGGATATATAAGTGGATGAGTATATATGTTAAAACAGGTTTCTATATTATATGTCTTACCTTTTCTATTATAGCTACTCAGCAGATGCTAACTTTTAGTGGAGAGGCTTTTAACGTCTTAACCTCTATAGGGCAAGAACTAGATAAATTACCTTGACAATTATTAATAATTAAGATATAGTAAGTATATACAAGAAAGGTTACTATGAAACAAGATTATAATTCTCTGCTAAATACAGTTAAGCATCATTCTAAACTGTATTATGACGATAACGCCCCTATATTATCTGACTATGAGTATGATCAGCTATATGACAGACTGAGTTCTATAGAGCTTAGACAAGGATGGGCAGACTCGTCTAGCCCTACAGTAAGAGTAGGAAACTCTAAAGGTAAAATTAAGCACCCTTTCCCTTTATACTCTTTAAAAAAAGTATATGAACAAGATGAAATAGATCCCGAGTTTATAATTGAGACTATAAAAATCGATGGAACTAACCTGTCTGTAACTTACGATGAAAAAGGTAACTTACTTCATGCACTTACTAGAGGTGATGGAGAGTTTGGTGAAAATGTAACTCATCTAGTAGATTATATTGCTTCTATACCTCTTACTGTTCCTGCACAAAACAAAATAATTACTGTTATAGGAGAAGTAGTAACTGATAAAGAAAACGTACAAAACTTTAGAAACTTTGTAAGCGGTTCTCTTGGTATAAAAAACGCTGAGGAGATTATAGATAGATCTTTACGTTTTATAGTTCATGACGTTGCAGGCATAGAAGAAGATTATTCTATAAGAGTTAAGAGTCTTCACAGTTTTGGGTTTGTATCTACTTTCAATTGGGATTGTTCTTCTTATCCTAGTGATGGTATTGTTTATCGAGTAGACTCCTATAAAAGAGAAAAATTATTAGGAACAACCTCTAAATATCCTAGATATGCTGTAGCCTTAAAAACTAGAGGGGCTATGACAGCAGTAACTACCATTCAAGATATTTTTTGGAGTATTGGTAGAACAGGAGTTGTTACTCCTGTAGCAGTAGTAGATCCTGTAAATATTGACGATGCTACTATATCTAGAGTAATACTTCATAATATTGACTTCATAGAACAACACGAGCTTGGACTAGGAGATGAAATACTTATTGAAAGACAAATTACTCCACAATTCGTAAAGGTGCTATCTAAATCTAAATTTGCTAGATTCTGTGTAGCAGATGCAGAAAAAAAACTAGGGCTAAAACTATATAGAGAAGGTCCTAAACTTTTTACTTCTGCTAAAGACGGTAACAAATCTGTAGAGTATTTTGTTAAACAGCTAGGCATTAAAGGCTTAGGCCCTGCATGGATTCAAAAATTAGATTTAACTCATCCTAATGACTTATTTAAAGAAGAAGTTCCTTGGGAACATATGGGTAAAAACGGTGAAAAAGTATTAGAAGAGCTATCTAGACCTAAAGAGTACTACTCTGTATTAGGGGCTTTAGGCATACCTGGAGTGGGCAAAAATACTGCTAAGCGTATTACTCAAAAAATACCTTCCTTTGATAGATTAAGAGAAATAGAGTATGAAGATATTAGCGGAATAGGGCCTAAAACAGTTGATAGCATACTGGCTTGGTTAGATGTTAATGAGTCTTGGGTTAAGAGCTTACCTTATTCTCTAACGGCTTCTACTTTTGTAGAAGAGGCTACTAATAACTTAACAGTAGCTGTATCAGGTAAGCTAGACATGACAAAGCAAGATTTATCAGATCATTTACAAGATCTTAATATAGTGCTCAAAGATAGAGTAACTAAAGATATAGATTATTTAATTAGCTCTGGAGAAGAAACTTCTAAAGTAGCTAAAGCTAGACAGTATAATATTCCTATTATAAACTACTGGCAGAATAAAAAATACATCTTAAGAGGAGAGCTAACTCATGGCGGAAGTTATTGATTTTTTACAGAGATCTAAACAAATAAAGCAATCTTATATAGACGAAGATATAGATATAGAAGATGCTAAGGTAATAAGTAAAGACATATTTTATGAAACCTTAATGACTTTAGAGGAGTTAGGTTATTCTCCTAACCAAAATTCTCAGTTATTAAAAGATTTAGAAGCTTTATGTTTTATATCTTGTGCTATGATATTTAGAGCGCATAACAATAAACATCCTGCTAATAGACTACTAGATGCAGCTTTTAAAGACTTAGAAAATACTATAGAAGTTGTGGGAGAAGCTTTACATGCCGAAAATGATAATAAGATTCAGTGATTCTGGATTAACTAAGCAAGAAGCTAAAGAATTTGCGACTGAGCATAATGCAGATCTATCTGCGTATCGTAATGATAGTAAATCTAAACAATCTTTTCTTGACTTAACACTAGAAGACCATTATTATGGTAACGAAGTTTTAGAAATGTATAGTGATCAGGCGCAAGGTTATCTTCAGTTTGATGACGGTACCGTTAGTAGACACTTTATAAGACGAGAAAGAAATTTTACTGAAGATTAGTACAAAAGGATGAACAATATGTATAATTTAATTAAAAACTTAACTACTAAAGAAGAAGTTAAAAAAGTATTAAGAGCAAATGATGCTGGAGCCTCTTTAGAAAAAAGCTTAACTGATAGGTGGTTAGCAGAAAAAGAAGCAGCAGATATTGCAGCAGAGCAAAAAACTATTGCCCCCACACAGAATGTAGTAAAAAAAGCTACATTAGCTGCAGATAAATTGGTAACTACTAAGGTTTCTGAGAGTATTACAGAATATAAAATGCCTAAAGAAACTGACCCCGAATAACTTACTAATTTAACTTTTTTATTTACATAAACTTATTTATTTGATATATTTATTATAGTTTCTTTTAGTGTTGTCTTCGGAGACCTAAAACAAACTACTAGCCCTATAGGGCAACAAGCAGTAATAAACAAGAATACTGCTATTATAATCTTGCTTATTAAAAGGAGAAAATTAATGATGAGTTCGTATATAACAGATTGGGGAATTGATTCCCTTCAAAATACAAAAAAATACTATGTAGATGCATTAGTAAAGGAAGAGTCTTTATCAAAACCTTTACACTCATTTATAGACGCCCAAACAGAGTTTACTAAATCTGCATTTAAGTCTGTAGACTTATTTGTTCAAGCTTTAGGAGAGTCAGCACAAAGTTTTGCTAAAGGAGGTCTAAAATGAATATGAGAAATGCTTCTTTATTAGATATTAATAAATTTACCCCCTATGCGGTAGGATTTGATCGTCTTTTCGATCAGATGAATAAGTATTTAGATAACCAGGCACAAAGTACTGGGTATCCTCCGTATAATATAACTAATGTCAATAATCAATATACTATTGAGATAGCCTTAGCGGGAGTATCGAAAGAAGATATTGATATGGTAGTCACTGATAATGTACTATCTATTTCGTATAAACCTGATCAAAGTGATAATAACGCCGATTCGTGGGTGTACAGAGGTATAGCTAATAGAGGATTTACCCGTAAGTTTACTATTGCAGACGATATAGAAGTAAAAGACGCTCGTATGAGTAATGGATTACTTAGCGTGGTACTAGAAAGAATAGTTCCAGACACTAAAAAACCAAAAAAAATTGATATTTCGTAAAAATAAATAACAAGTAAGGGTCCCTATTAGGGGGCCCTTATCTATAACTTATAATGAGTATTCTATGATAAAAAAACACTTTTCAGACTTAGACAGATTAATGTTCACTAGAGAGAATAAGTATACTAAGTCTTTTAATAAAGATAAAACTTCTTCTCCTATAATGTATCAAGTACTTAAATTTATAGACTTAGAACATCCTAATATTAAAAAAATATTAAATTGGTGCTCAGAGAACTGTAAATTTAGATATGATATATGTCAGTGGCATTTAGGATATGATAATAATATATTTTTAAGATTCCACTCTAAGGAAGACTATAACAACTTTTATACTTTTTATGATTCTAACTTTTTTTCTAGAATAGACGTTAGAATAGGAGACAGATAAATTGGAAACTAATATTGTTAACTCACAGCAAATGCTTCAAGGAAACTCTAGTATGCCTATGAATGAAGGTGATAAGTCTGTACAAGGTAATTCAAAAAATATGCCTTTTAATCCTAATACTTTTCCTAATGCAGAAAATATCAGACCCCCAAATACAGAAGAAAGAAGAGTAGTAGAACCCTCTACTCGAGCAGCTGTTATATTGAAAAAGTTTCAAGAGCTGCAATATATGTGGAAAGATTATAACAGTAAACTAAACGATAGGAGTTACGCAGAAAAAGCCTATCTAAGAGAAGAGTATGCTTTAAAGTTAAGCGGCCGAGAATCAACAGTAGATATTAGTGTGTAAATGAAAATAATAAATTTTGAAAATAAACAGTATCCTGCTTTTCAAGCTACTGGAAATGCAGCTAGATTTGCTATCCCTTTTGCTAAAGAGCTTATAGGATTAGACAAAGTAGGTTATGATATAGGGTGTATGAAAAAAGAATGGTCTTATCCAGGGTCTATAAATATAGACATAGATATAGACGACCCTTGGGACGCCTATAATTTACCTGATTTAGAAGTAGATTATATATTTTCTTCTCACTGCTTAGAGCACTTGCCTGATTGGGTAGGAGCTTTAGACTATTGGAATTCTAAACTTAAAATAGGAGGAATTTTATTTTTGTATCTACCTCATAAGAGTCAGAAATACTGGAATCCTTGGAACAATAGAAAACATTATCATATGTTTTCTTCTTCACAGTTTAATAAATATTTTAAAAGTAAAAGTAAAAACTGGACTAATACATTTGTAACAAAAGGTCATGATTTAAATAACAGCTTCTACTGTGTAGCAAAAAAATACTGATAGTATTTGCATAGATACTTATTAAATGTTAATATATAATATAGCATTTAATGAGGTAACTAATGTACGCAGTGAAAAAACTAAATAAAAGCAATTTTGAAGTTGTTAATATATTAGAAGAGCCTAAAACTTACAAAGTTAGTAAAAATACACAAGGACACTATCAGTGTGATTGTATGGGTTTTGCTAGACAAAAAAATAAATTAGAACATAAGCATTGTTTAATGGTACAAGTTCTAGAAGATTTAGACTATGATAGCTTTGTGCTTGATACAGATAGAGAATGGAAAATTGTATCAGCACATACTATGCAAGATGCTATAGACAGTATAGAATCTTTTATTGATAGCTTAATGTGAAGAGGAAAATATGCTAGCTAATATTACCAATCTAAACACAGAATATTCTGATTGCACTATTTTAATAGATCCAAGCGATTCTTGGACTACGGATAAAACTATGTCTGTCCTATTATCTAGACTTTTAGCTAACTACTCAGAGTATTGTGAAGAATATCCTAGTGACTTTGCTTCTTTAGAAGAGTGGAAAATGGAAGTTAACTATCATTCAGATTGCTTAAGTGAATATTTTTATTGTCAAGAATCAGATAATGCTGAGTTTGAAGCTATTCTTAAAGACACTAAAAAATCTTTTAAGTTTATTTCTGAGTATTTAGAAGATTTATGGATAGTTAACGAATGACTGCTATAATATTTGATGTAGACGGTACTCTTACAGACCCTAGAGAAAAAATAGATCCTTTCTTCTTACAAGAACTTGTAGGATTATCTATGTCTTATAGTATTTATTTAGCTACAGGAAGCGACTACGTTAAAACAGAAGAACAACTAGATACGTGGTTTTTAGAGAACATAATTTCATATAGTTTTAATTGCTCAGGAAACTCTGTATGGCAAAAAGGACAAGAAGTATATAGAGAAGACTGGATTACTCCTACCGAAGTATTAGATTGGCTTAACAGTGAACTAACTAAAAGTACTTTTGAACACAAGACAGGGTTTCATTTTGACAAAAGACCTGGTATGCTAAACTTTAGTATAGTTGGAAGAAATGCTACACCTCTACAAAGAATATTATACTCTGAGTTTGACAAAAACACTAAAGAAAGGTTAAACTTATCTATAAAGTTTAATAATGCTTTTAAAGATAAATATAATATTACAGCACAGATTGCCGGAAGAACTGGTTTTGACATATATAGAGACGGTAAGGATAAGAGTCAAATATTAGATTACTTTGAAAATATTCCTATATTATTTTTTGGGGATGACACTCAAGAGGGCGGTAATGATCATACGTTAGCTAAAGCTATCGAAGAAAGAAACAATAAAGAAGATAAAGTATTTAAAGTATCTTCTCCTTCTGAAACAAGATATTTAGTTTCTCTTCTTTAAACACTTGTTTAAGATGAGGGGCTGGTCAAGTGATGCCAGTAAACCATAAAAATCACTATGGGTTATGTTAAACTATCCTATCCGAAAAAAATTGTTTAACCACTATTCTGCTAGTGTAACTAAGTCCGTTATTTCGGAAACGGCAGCAGATAAAAAGGCGTTCTAACTTATAGTAAGAGCGCCTTTTTACTTTTTTAATTATAAGGAAAATATAAATGTCTACCGTACATAAGATATTAAAAAATGCGTTAAAAAACATGAACTATGTAGGCTCCGGGTGTTATGCTGCTGCTTTTGATAGTAACAAAGAAATAGTTAAAATAGGAGCAGATATATTTGACCCTTATTTATATTATCTAAGAGAGATAAAATCATTAAAAAATACACATTTTCCTAAATTTCATAGTTTATATGTCGATAACTATAATGAGTTTTATACTGTAAAGCTAGAGAAGCTATATCCTTTAAATGATAAACAACTTAAAGATTACGAACAACTATACGACTGGGCAGTAAAAGGAGAAGATAAACCTTGTTGGGCTAGTGAAGAGCTAGAAGAAGCTGTTAATAAGATAGTAGATTTAGCAGATGTAATATCTTTACAACCTTTAGAGGATTTAGAGTATGAAGGGCAGGCAGGAGATTGTAGATTAGACCTTCATGAAGCCAATGTAATGAGCCGATCTGATGGAACATTAGTATTTACAGATCCTCTTTCAGATGCCCAAATGTTTGATGCCCCTGCTATAGAAGAGTGGATAGATGACTATCTTTATTATACCAATAAAAAGTAGTTTTATTCTTGCTTATTACTTATTTTAATAGTATTATGATTATATGATGAAAAAACAAATAAAATTTAATATAAAATCTGTAGAAGATTTACATAAACAAATGAATGAGTGGGTAGATGCAAATCTACCTATAGAAGAGATAAACAATACTAACTTAGCGGCTACAATGCTAAAAAGTATAGGAATAAAAGTATAGGTCTCTTAGCTCAGCTGGATAGAGCAAGTGCCTTCTAAGCACTAGGTCTCAGGTTCGAATCCTGAAGAGATCACCAAGATAGGCAAAGGGGAAAGCCTAGCGATTTCGCTAAACGTACCCAACAAAGGTCCTAGACATGGAAGAGTGGCCCTCTAGTCTAGTCCGGTATAAGCACTGGTACCGCATAACCCAGTCGGTTGCTGCATACGTCAAATGCAGATACGTGGGGAGGCACTGCAGAAAGCCTCCCCACCGATTCTATAGAGTTATATCTATGTAACAAAGGATACACTATGAGAAGAGGTACTAAGCCTAACCCCATAGATTATATTAAAGTAAGAATAGATCTACTGCGTGAAGAAAAGAAAAAAAACGAAGATAATACTGCTCACTTAGTATTAGATAAAGCAATTTATGAGTTAAGTGTTGTTTTAGATCTTCTAATAAGATAGTAGTTATACTATTCCGGCGTAGCTCAGTGGTAGAGCAGTTGACTGTTAATCAATTGGTCGTAG